TGGCCCAATTTATACAAGCAGTTCAACAGGCCCCGGTTCAGGCGGCGGTTCAGCTCCTACTTCTACTTGGGCGAACAGACCCGCAGTAGGTACGGTAGGATCACGAATATATATATCAGACGTCGGTGAATACGGTGCAGAATTTGTAAGCAACGGAACTGTTTGGGCGCACACAGGGGAGATTGAGATTATACAAAAAGCTAAAGGATGGATTGTGCCATCTTTAGCAGCGGCTAATGCCGCAACTTATAGCCAAAGCGGAACGACAATCACAGTCACGTCAGTCGGGCATAATATCCCAGCTACCAGCTACAACTCAAAAGACGTGTACCTGAACGTTGGGACAGCCGCCACTGGAGCGACAATACCGCCTGGTTGGTTCTCTAATTTTCAGCGCACCGGTGCCGATACGTTCACTTGCGTTTCTACCGTGTCGCAGACTGGAACAGGTGCGGTCAACACGAACCTAACAGAAGTCACAATTGGCGACCTTACTTCGTCTATTCCAGGTGGCTTATTAGGGCTAAACGGTAAGCTAATGTTTTCCGTGTTGTCGTCAAATAACAATAGCGCAGGTGCTAAAACAGCACGGTTTAACTTTAATGGAACGCCGCTTGATTATGTAAATACTACGGCGACTATTAGCGATCTTGCAACAGATCCAATCCCCATTATGAATAGAAATAGCCAGTCAAGCCAAGTACTAGGGTATAACGGCGTTTCTACTGTATTAGCCGTAGATACGTCAGTCGATATAACTTGCAACTTTAGCCTAACTTGTGCCGCAGCAAGTGATTATATCGCTATTCACGCAGCTTCAGTTTACATTATTATTAGTTAAGGATTTATAAATGAGCACATTCAACCCAGGAACTTATCAATCTGGCGACGGTAATTTAAACGAACCTATATTAGTAGGTAGATTAGGGCAACCTTTGAAGCTCGGCGGAGGCACAGCGTTCACAAGTCACGGAAGCGGACCTATTGCAGATAGACCAAGTGCGGCTGATTTTGGCGTTGGGACTTGGCAGGATGGCATTGCTAAATATACCAGTAATGGTGTAGGCTGGGATATTGACAAGGAAATAAACAATAATTCGTTTGTATTGTTCGGAGACTCGATCACATCAAACTGCAACGCTTCGTTCCTTCCTGTTGTCTCATCAATATCACGTATAGGCGATACTGTTACTGTTGCTTGCGCTGCACCTGTACTTATTCCGGTCGGCACTAAGATGAAAATTGCCAACCTTATGCCTGATGATTTCAATGGCATTATAGAGGTTGCTACGGCTACAGGTAACTCATTAACTTATACTAAAGCTGGAACGCAAGGTGACGCTATTATAACAGGCTCACCTAACCCGTCAGGAGGAACAATTGAGCTTAAGCTATTAAATACTTTTGCTCACAATGGTTTCTGGATGTGGACAAATGGCCTAATGGGTGGTGGTTTAGATTTAGTTATGAACTGTGCCAGAGGTGGCTGGACTGCTAACTATATGGCGTCTGTTCTTGATCTGAGAGAAGCAGAAATTACTGCGACAGGTAAGATTGCAAAAAATGCCTATGTCAGAATGGGTATAAACGACATAAATGCGGGAAGAACTGCTGCCGAGATTATTGCCAGCTTAACGGCTATTGTTCTTCATAACATCAAGCAAGGTCGTAGAGTATTTTTAGATACGATATTGCCTCTTGGTTCTGGACATGCTTCTTTCAATGCTGCAAACAACGCAAAAATTACTACCGTAAACAGATGGATATTAAAAGACGCTCCTAAACTGCTAGGGATCTATCCAATTGATACCTACTCAACAATTGTTACTCCAACCACAGGAGCATCAATAGCTAATACCTTGGCTGATAATATCCACCCGTCTGCTGCGGGTCAAATACAATATATTGCCCCAGCAATAAAAGCTGAATTTTCAAAATATATAAGCGTTTCTAGTATTTTACCAGCAGCTATTGTTGATACCTACGGAGCAAGCGCCAATTCAAACAACTATTGTGATATAGGGCCTTGGGTAAATACAGGTGGTGGGGCCATTTCTGGAACCGTAACCCCAGGCGCTAGCGGAGTAGCATTGGGGCTGACCGTTCTTGAATTTGGCGCTGCATCATCAGTAGCTGCTCAAATCAATACTAATGCAGCTGGCTATATTGAGCAACAAGTTGATCTAGGCGGTACTGTTGCACTTGGCGATTACGCTGAAATTATTCATACATTCACTCACTCTAGGCTGACTGTTGGTGCCGAATATAAGTTTTGCTACCGAGTTGAACTAGCTAATTTAAGCGCGGCAACGGGTAACGCTCATTCATTCGCAGGCTATTTAGAAATAGTAGCATCAGGGGCTACAAGTTACATCTATTTAGGGCAGTATAGCAACTCATGGCTATTTGATGCGGTTGTTGGGGCAGGTGCATATACATACGATATGGTTTCAGCGCCATTTAAAGTCCCAGCGGGTATAACACTTGCAAAATTGCGGATTAGATTAGAAGGGGCAGGTGCCGTTGCCGGTTCTGCTGCATCTATGAAGATTTCAAGGATTGGATTAATCCCTGCGTAATTATCAATACACGCCTGATTCAACCAAACTAACCCGCTTAGGCGGGTTATACAGATTTAAATAAAAACGGACTGTGACGAACACAGGAACCTTAAAGGGTTATTAAAATGTCAGAAGAATTAGAAGTATTAGCGGAAACATTAGAAGCCGCGCCAGAACTTGAATTAACTGTTGATGACCAAGTTACTGAAGAAACAGTAGAAGAACAGGAAGAAGCCAAAAAATTCAGTCAAGAAGAACTTGACAGGGCTATTAGCAAACGCTTAGCAAGAGAACAAAGAAAGTGGGAACGTGAACAAAACCAAAGGACGCAAGAACGCGCACCTGTTGCTGAAGTAGACCCTTTACAGTACGAAACCAATGAGCAATACGCTATGGCTTTGGCTGAAAAGATGCTCGAACAACGTGAACAGGCAAAGCAGAATGCGGAACTTTTGGAAACGTATCACGACCGTGAAGAAGACGCCAGGGCTAAATATGACGACTTTGAACAAGTTGCCTATAACCCAAGGCTTACTGTCACAGATGCGATGGCGCAAGCCATACAAGCGGCTGATAATGGGCCAGACATCGCCTATCATTTAGGCAGCAACCCAAAAGAAGCCGAGCGCATAGCCCGCCTTTCACCGCTCTTGCAAGCGAGAGAAATTGGCAAGATTGAAGCAAAACTAGATTCTGCTCCTCCTGTCATTAAACAAACAACACGCGCTCCACAGCCTATTAACCCTGTTGCGTCAAGAGGCAGCAATGCACCGGCTTATGATACCACCGATCCACGGTCTGTAAAGACTATGAGCACGTCAGAATGGATCGAGGCAGAAAGGCAAAGACAGATTAAAAGCTGGGAAGCTAAACGAAGATAATTTTTTTAATCAATTAACTGAGTAGGAGTATATAACTCGTAATCTGGAAAGTTCTTAGAAAGACAGCGTTGGCGAAGTGTGAATCTATGTATTCCTGTTTCGTTACTGGCATGAACAAAAGAGCGATAGATTACACCATTAACCCTGCATTGAGTATTTTTAGGATGATTTAGGCTTTTTAATTCTAATGATTCTTTTGAATGCGGGGCACGATGAAAGAAAGGTCTAGTTTTACCAATTAAAGCGGCTCTTTGCTTTGCTTTGGTTTCTTCTGATGTAACCTTTCCAAGTCTTGATTGGCGTATTTTTTCGCGGCATTCTTCTGTTCTAATGTAATGTCCGTGCAATCCTTCATGACGACCCCCAATATGTTCTTTTGGGTTAAGCCATTCAAGATTATCGGATCTATTATCTGATTTAATGCCATTAATATGATGTACGTGTTTAAAGTTATTTGGGTTTTCAATCCAGCAAGTTGCGATAACACGATGCATCAAACGAAGCCTTCCTAACTGCAAATAGCCATCACCCCTTTCAGTAGGTGTATATGGCTCTAGCTTTCTAAGAACTTTTCCGCAAGCTGAAACAGCGTATAAGTGGTCAAAAAAACGATATTCTATATTGTCTACGATTATGCTTTTCATTTTGTGCCTTGGTAGGGATGTTGTGAGTAATTATATTAACACAAAGTTTTATAACAGTAAAGGTGTAATATGTCGAATTCTCTTTTGACGATAGATATGATAACTCGCAAGAGTTTGGAAATTTTAGAAAACAATTTAGTACTAACCCGTAACGTAAACCGCCAATATGATGACAGCTTTGCCGTAGAAGGCGCAAAGATTGGCTCAACCTTGAGAATCAGGCTACCTGATCGCGCACTCGTAACAGATGGCGCAGCTTTACAGGTACAAGATGACCAAGAGCAATATACAACCTTAGCAGTCACAAACCAAAAGCATATCGGCATTAACTTCACAACTGCTGAACTGACCATGCAATTGGATGACTTCGCGGAACGTGTATTGAAACCTCGTATTAGCCAATTAGCGGCGTCTGTTGATGCTGACGTCGCTGCAACTGCATATAAGGGCTTATTCAGCTCCGTAGGTACACCAGGAACTACCCCTGCTACTTCTTTAGTGCTGTTGCAAGCGCAACAAAAGCTGAATGAATACGCGGCTGATATGCATCCTCGTTATGCTACTGTAAATCCAGCAGCTAACGCCGCATTGGTTGAAGGGATGAAAGGCTTCTTTAATCCAAACCCAACCATTTCCGCCCAATTCAAAAACGGCATGATGGGTGAAGGAGTATTGGGTTATGACGAGATTAACATGTCTCAATCTATTCCTGTTCATACAACTGGTGCATGGGGAACTGCAATCACTTCAACTGGTACTATCGCCACTCAAGGCCAAGCCACACTACCTATTTCATTTACTGGTGCGGCTCAGACTTGGAAACAAGGCGACGTTTTCACCATTGCTAATGTTTACTCAGTTAATCCACAAACCCGTCAATCAACTGGCAGCTTGCAACAATTTGTCGTGACAGCTGATGTGCCATCATCAAGCGCAACAGCAACTTTGAGCATTTCTCCTCCAATCTACACCGCTTCTCATGCTTTGGCGACTGTAGATAGCTTCCCACAAGCCGGTGCTGTTGTTACCATGCTGGGCTCTGCATCAACTGGCTATAATCAAAACTTGGTTTATCACAAAAATGCAATTGCTTTTGCAACGGCTGACTTGTTGTTACCTCAAGGTGTTGATATGGCTTCTCGTCAAAACCATAACGGTATTTCATTGCGTATTGTTCGTCAATATGACATTAATAATGACCGTATGCCTTGCCGTATTGATGTTCTCTATGGCGCAGCCGTTATTCGTCCGCAGCTTGGCGTTCGGATGTGGGGCTAATTTTTAATTACTTATAGAGGATAATATTATGGCACTTCCAAACACAGGCGGCGGTTATCAATTAGGTGATGGCAATCTATTAGAGGTTACCTTCTTTGATCAACCCGCACCACAAACAGCGACAGCGACAGCGACTTTAACAGCGGCTCAAATCACTGGTGGTTTATTGGTAGGCAATCCAAGCACAAGCGCGGCAACCTATACTTTACCAACAGCGGTTGCTTTAGATGCTTTATTGACTAATTTCAAGGTCGATAGCGCGTTTGATCTTAACATCGTCAATCTTGGCACTTCTTCAGGCGTTATTACTGTAGCCGTAGGCGCAGGTATTACCTTAGTTGGTCTTGCTACGACTGCTATTACTTCGGCTGTTGGATCATCATCTTGGTGGAGATTCAGAAAGACCGGTGCTGGCGCGTGGACTTTGTATCGTTTGGCTTAATTTATACGGGAGGCCAAGGCCTCCCTTTTTTGAGGTTTTATTATGAGTAGAGATACAAAATCTATTGGTATTGCTTATCGTGACCAGTTTTTAGAGGGGTCAGACCTTTTGAATTGCGTCTTGTTAGGTACAACAACAGCTCCAAGCTTAACGATTGACGCTAGCGGAACAATTACCCCGTCTGGCACGTCTAATGTTCTTTCATTACCTGCTAATGTTACCGAGATGACGCCAGTGGCAATCAATGCCACAGCAACCGCAACCGCAGCACAGGTAGCAACTGGTTATATCACTTCAACATCAGCGGCGGCGACTACGATCACGCTACCTACTGGTACGTTGTTGGGTGCGGCTTTAGGGGCTGTCCGTGGTACTGTTTTTGACTTGTATATTGACAATACAGCAGGCGCTAATACGGTAACGATTGCCGTCGCGGTAAATGGTATCTTGTCGGCATTGGCAGCAGCGGAAGCGGGTGGATCTGGCTTATTAACCGTTCCTTCCGGTGTAACTGGGCAAGCTCGTTTTACCTTGATGTTCTCAAGTGCAACGGCTTATACTTTTACTCGTACAGCATAGTATCTTTATTTCCTCCATTCGTGTAAAATATGGGTGGAGGATTTATTTATGATAGAAATAAAAGACGAAGATAATGACGAAGGCATTGAGCATTATAAGTTCGATGGATCTGGTCGATTAATTCTTGATACCGTTCATGGGCGAGTATGCATAGATATTAGAGGGCATGATGTTAATGCTTTTACTATAGACAAAGATT